GCCCCTGCCCTTACTGGGTCGTTTATTTCAATCACAGAACCAGGTCTAACAACAAGACCAGAATCTATTGAAGTATTAAAAGTAACTGTTTCAGATTCATTTTGTTCAGCAAAAAGTATTGCACGGCCCAATCTTGCAGCTTGGCCTCTAGACGTGCATCCAAATGCTTGTACTTTTTTAGTGATAGCTCCAAATTTATTTTGTCTCGCCTGATCTTCGGGATTATCAGGATCATCTCCTACTATTTCAAAATCAATTTCCCTTGAATCCATATTGAAATAACTGACAGATATAATAGTGTGTCTAGTTTTTAAACTGCTACCAGAATAATTAAAACCACCTTCTCCTACATTTGACAGATTGAATAAATAAGTTGGGTTTGTTGGTTTATCCTGAGATAAAGTTATGCCACCAGCAGACCATATAGGCATACATCTCATAATGCCTGATAATTCATTTATGGCATCAAATGCTTCTTTAGGACTTTGTATATTTACATTACAACTAAATCTTGCTTCTGTATTATTAGTATTTGTCCCATCATCAACTAATTCATTAGCGTATTTACTTGCAGCTACAAAACTAAATAAATCTAAATTACTCTCTTCAATATGATTTCCTAACCCATATCGTTTATTAGTAAGTAAATCAAGTAAACACATCGCTGGACAGTTTGTATAAGTAGCTGCCCCCATTGATCCATCAAAAATATATCCACTAGGGTAAACAATGCGACCTGTAGCAGGATCTACGCTTGGAATACCGCTACCTTGTGCACCTTCACCAGGTATTTTTACTTTTATTCCTCTTATACGAAATTTTCTAGTCGGAATACTGCTAAAAGTTTTGCTGTCAACACGAATCTGAGTATAAGCACTATTTGGGTAAGTTGATCTATTATCAATTACTTCTTGAAAACTGGTAAATTCAAAAGCATTAACTCTATTAGTTTCTGTACTGTCCTGAGTGACACGTTCAACTCTTATATCAACAGGAAAAGCTTGATTAGCTTCTATTTTATTATGATCTAAAGTAATTCTATGATCTCTCTGATAAGAGTCTGCTGTGCGTCCTTGAACAAAAGTAGAAACTACATCTGAAAAACCACCACCTTGATATTGGATTCTAATTTCGTAAACAACTTTGTCTCCTAATATATCGCCATTACTGGTTACTAACTGTATTTGAGGCCAAGTTAAGGTAACAATCACAGCATCCACATTTGTATTTGTAATTTGCCTTGTGACTGAACCGGCTGTAGCTCCATCTTGATTGCCTGTAGCATTAGTTACAGTTACTCCTACAGCAGTGGGTGATCTGGTTTCTCCAAGATTTGTAATGCCTGATATTGCAGCTTGATTGGGATCGCCATTTCTTACATGAACCTCAGTATCAGTAAAATTCTCAGTACCATCAGCATTTTGTATAGGTGTATCATTTAAAAAAATTGACTGTCGAAAACTATTAGGAAAACCGCCTGGGTCATGTATTCCTGCTATTTCTCCTTCTGAAAGTAAATCTTGAATAGTTGCAAAAGTTCTACTATCTAAAGTATCAGGAGTATTAACTGGACTAGGTGGTGCATTTCTTCCACGATTACCACCACCAGCACCTCTGATAATTTTAGGTTCTTTTGTCATAACGGACCACCTGCAAACTCTGCTTCTCTTGCTCTCTGCTCTAAAATCTGCTCTTCTTTTGGATCAGGTACATTTACAGAAATAGTATCAGTCGCGGCAGAGATGACTACCGAACCAGTGATAATCTCACCATAAACTATAGGAACAGGAGTACCAGCCCTTGATGTATTCTGCACTCCACTAAAACTAAAAGATAATCTGGGATCTTCTTCTGAACTAAAGTCTTGAGACTTTGGCATAGGAGCTAACATTTCACTTACTCCTGAGAGAGCTAAACCAATACCTATATTTCCAGCTAATGCTGCAAAACTAAAACCACCTCCAGCAGCAGCAAAACCTGAAGAAGTAAAAGCTAGACTTGTACCACCTGTTAAGATTGCACCACCTATCAAAGCTGCTCCTAAAAATATTTTTTTCGCTCCACCTGCTCCAGCTATAACTGGTATAAAATGTATGTCCTCTCTTCCAACAGGATAATTAATTTCATCTTTATCAATATCATAATTACCAACCTTTACCTGATAATACTGTGGACTCATATGTTGTTCCACGTTTGGAAAGTTATGTATTAAAAAACTTACTGCTTGTGCAACACTATTAACCTTTACCTCAAACTCTTTATGACCAACAAATTCTGCCAGTTTTCCGTATAATTTTACTTTACGCAACATAACGATACCTACCTCCTGTACATTTTAACAACCATTCAGAATAAGGTTCTTTACAAGATAGTCTATCGGTTAAATGGTGCAATACATCTCCATCTAAAAATATTGCTACATGGTTTAAACCATTTCCAAAAATAGACATAAATAGTAAATCACCATTTTCTGTCTTTTCTTCTTTTCTTAATTTTCTAAATCCAGTTCTCCAAGCACATCTTTCAAACATAGGATCTTTTAAAAATTCTTCTGGTGTCAAGGGTCTATCCCAATCTTTTAATTCAATATTTTTTGTTTCTTTATACCAATCTCTTACTAAACTCCAGCAATCAGTAACTCCCCAAACCCACTGACGACCCAAAATAGGTGCTTTATATCCTGATGGTTCATAATAACCCCACTGTTCTGTTTTTGGATTGACAATATACCAAGGAAGCCCACTCTGTTCACAACTTACTTTATCTGCCTGACTTGCAATCGGAAGTGTAGTTGGATGACTATGAACAACAGCTACAATCTCACCTGTATTATCTGCTTTTAAATAATCTTCTGGATCTAAAATAAAACATTGATGATCTGTTAATGCAAGATTTCGACAAGGGAAATATCTTTCCTTACCTTTTACATTTAGTAACAGACCAACAGCTTCTTTAGGATCTTGATCTTTTGCGTGTATTAATGCTTTTTCTTTCCAATCCATTAGCTAAATGTTCCAATACTAGGAAATAGATTACGAGTTGCCTGTCTGCCAGGTATTCTTACCCCAACTAAGTCTGTTGGAGCAGCAAGTTCAAATTCTACTGTTTCTCTATTTTCTGTTGCTTTTCTGTCAATTTTATATATTTCTCTTCTAAATTCTGCTGTTTTATCTTCAGATGGATTTAAGCCATCAGAAAAATTTTCTTTGTCCAAGAATTTAGCTAATGTTCTGATTCTAATAACAGTAGCTCCTGTCAAATCATTACCTACCGTGATTTTATTTACGTCTAATAATATTGTAGATATAAAACCTGTTGCGTTACTTATTGATAGTTTTGGTCTTGGGAGTTGACCTTTTTGAAAAGCAAAACCTGTTGCCTGTATAGGAAATCTTAGATAATTTTGATCATTCCATTTTATTTCATTATTACCATCTAGATTACTACCTGCATGAAAATAATAAATAGTACTATGACCATGCAATGATGGATCTAATTTTAATTGAAATAATTCAATAATTGCAGAAGGATTTATAGATTGCAGATTATCAAATATTTTTAAATTAACTGACATTAGGTTGTAGGTTCAAATACTTGTCGAAATGTAGCTTGGATCGTAGCTCTATTGTTATAAGGTATCGACTTGCTCCAAATTTCGCACACGAACTGTGATGAACTGGCTTCTCCAGGTGGTGTGAAAGTAAAGCTTTCTGTACCTGCCTTGTTGTCTAAAAATTGCTCAATCTTAGCGGCATCCGCTTGACTTTTATTAAAAGTAAAATTAAATATTTTTGGATTTTGATGTGCTGCTATGCCAAATAAAATTCTGTGTTCATACCCATCTGCGAAGCGAACCGTGCGTGTTAATGGTGCAGATCTTTTTTGTTGTCCATAAGTAGGTGTTGTGCCTCCAGCAGACGTTCCAACGGTGGCATCATTAAAGGTAGCCATTATGCAAGTAAACCTCCTGGTCTTTTCTGTTGTAATATTTCAGATTGTACTGCAACTGAGATAAGACGACCAAGCTCTCTACCCTGCTGTTCATCACCTTCAACAGCCGATCCAGAGGCATCTACGTTTACTACTATATTTGTTGAACCACCAAGCATTTCATTTGGTGTAATAGTTCCAGAAACACCTGGACTAAACAATTCTGGTCCTCGTTCTCCTACAAGATAACCGCCTCCTGCCATTACAGGACCACCATTAGCTTTTGGTTGAATACTTGAATGACCAACAACGTGTCTATTTAATCGGTTTGCACTAACTCCAACTCCTTGTTGACGCATACCAGCAGGATTACTACCCATACCAGTACCAAAAGTAGGATTTAAAAAACTACTAAATAAACCAAAAATACCTGATCTTATCTGTGCTGCTAATATTTGTGCAGCCATATCTAAAAAATGATCTGCTGTACGCATAAATAAATTTCTTAAGGCTTCTTGTGCCGTCATTGAACCTTTAACAATACCTTTAAAAGATTCAGAAAAACTATTTCCAATACTTTTTCCTAATTGATCTATTTGTGTTAAAGGATCTAATAATCTATTTAATTCATCTACAGGAGCTTTGATAATTGCTTGTCTTTCTAATTCTTCATTAAATTGTCTTTGTAATCTTAATCTTTCTTTTGCTTGAACTATAAGAGAATCAAATTCTGCACCTGCATTTTTAGCTTTAAATTCTTCTAATTCTTCTACTGTCATAAATCCACCACCACCTAATATTCCTTTAGATGGATCATTAAGTTTAAATTTACCTCTAAAGGGATTAAGTTTTTCAAAAAAACCAACTTTTTTGCTTTCTTGTTTTATTATTTCTTTGTTCTTACTAATAATATTTCCTAATAATTGATCTTGAGCAGCAGTAGCATCTTTACTTTTTAAAGTTTCTAAAGCACTAATAGCTTGATTTATACCAAGTTCTTTTGATAATCCAGGTAATGCACTAATAATTGAAGCATTATCTTTTAATCCAGCAAAAATATCAAAAGTCCCCTCTGATCCAAATGTTTTTAATAAAGTAATCCTTGCAGATGCTTCAAATTGTTTAAATGCTTTTAATGCTTCAAGTGCTTCGTCTTTGGTCATTCCAAGAGATTTAGCAAATTCAGCTACTTGTTTCGCAGTAAATGTTGATGTGCCACCTGTTGCTTGAATAGAAACATTTAATTTATCAACTGCTTTTCTAAAATCAATGGTTTCTTGTATTCTTGTAGCAAGTGCAGTACCAGCGATAGAAAGTCCAAAACCAAAACCTCCACCTAAAGCACCACCCAAAGCACCACCAATACCACCACCAGCAGCACCTAAAGCACCTTGACCAAATAACAGAGGGAAACTACCACCAATAAGAGCATTACTAGCAGCACCTGCTAATCGACCTCGTCTTCCCCTGCTATTAGCAAAGATTCCTCTAGGATTTGCACCTTGACCAAATCCCATCGTATTTAAAAATGAAGGTCTTGCAGGTTGTGGACCTATTGGAGTTGCAAACTGATTTGGATTGCCAAAAACTGCTCTATTATTTGATGCACTTAATAATTGTGCTGTTTTACCTGTATTCTTATCAATTTTCTTTTGATGCCTTAATTGTGCTTTCATTACAGCACTAAACGCAGGCCCAATAGGTCTTTCATATTGAGTGCCTGGTCTAATACCAAATCCAGACGCTTCTCTTGACATTCGACTTGCTTCAAGATTTCTTAGAATTCTTGGATTATTATTTACTGTCATCATCGGCATCGGACCTTGCATAGGGCCAAACATCGGACCTTGCATTGGTAGTGGACCAATAAATGGTTGAGGGCCAAAGGGTACAGGAGTTCTTCCAGCTATCCGATTTTGATTTCTTCTGTTTCTATCTATAGATTTTTGTGTAGCAGTATCAAAAACAACAGGACTTGATACTTGTGAAGCACCTCTACTAAATTGTGCAAAACCTGATTGATTGCGTCTTATGCTTTCTAAAAGTCTTTCTCTTTGTTGATATTCTTTATTTAGATTTCTTTCTGCTACTACTAACTCTCTTGCAGCTTTTTTCTGCATTAAAGTACCTGATGCAACAGCATTAAAACTATTTTTTGCAGTTGATAAAACTGTATTTAAATTTTCAAAACTTTTTATAAATAAATTTTGATCTTTTGCAATATTTTTTAAAGTTTTATTTAATCCTTCTACTTGTAATTGTGTAGTCCTAACATCTTTATTAAAAGCAGTTAGTTTCTTAGCACCTTTTAAAGCAACAGCAATATCTACATTATAATTAGCCACTTGCTATAAAAATAAAAACAT